AAAGGTTGCTCAAGCGCAGCGCGTAAAAACATTTATGAATTACTACATCACGAATGTGATGGAGGAATATACGCCGGACATGGACCAGATGCTGTTTTATCTGCCTCTGGCCGGTTCGACATTTAAAAAGACGTATTATGACGAGACTTTGGGTCGTGCGGTATCAAAGTTTGTGCCGTCAGAGAACTTGGTTGTTCCTTATGAAACGTCCGATTTAGAGACGAGCCCTAACATTACGCAGGTTGTTCGGATGTCTTTGAACGATTTGCGGAAGAATCAGGTGGCTGGTTTCTATCGCGATGTCGAAGTATCGCCTGCACAACGTGAGTTGTCTGGCGTAACGGAGGAGATTGACCGAATTGAGGGTTTTGAGCCCAGTCAGATTGACTATGATTGCACTTTGCTTGAGTGCCATGTTGATTTGGACCTGGATGGTTACGAGGATCTTGACGAAAATGGCGAGCCTACGGGGATTAAAATCCCGTACATAGTGACGCTTTCCCAAGATAACGGCGAGGTTTTGGCCATCCGTCGCAACTATCGCGAGGATGACGAGCTAAAGCGCAAGATCCAATACTTTACGCATTATAAGTTCCTTCCTGGCTTTGGTTTTTACGGCCTTGGTCTGATTCATACGATAGGTGGTCTGTCGCGCACGGCCACGGCGGCGTTAAGGCAGCTTATTGATGCTGGTACGTTGTCTAATTTGCCGGCTGGTTTCAAGGCCCGTGGGCTGCGGATTAGGGACGACGATGATCCGTTACAGCCTGGTGAGTTCAGGGACGTTGATGCACCTGGCGGGGCCATACGGGATAGTTTGATGCCGTTACCGTTCAAGGGACCGGATCAGACGTTATTTAATTTGTTGGGTTTTGTTGTACAGGCCGGGCAGCGTTTTGCGACGATCACGGACCTTCGGGTTGGTGAGGGTAATCAGCAAGCGGCTGTTGGTACTACGATGGCGATGATGGAACAGGGCTCACGGGTCATGAGCGCAGTGCATAAGCGGTTGCACTACGCCATGCGCCAGGAGTTCAAGATCCTTGCGCGTGTAATGAGCGAGAGCCTCCCACAGGAGTATCCTTATTCTGTTGCGGGCGACGATCAATCAATTATGGCTAAGGATTTTGATGATCGCGTGGATGTAATTCCGGTTAGCAACCCTAATGTATTTAGCCAGGCGCAGCGTATTATGTTGGCGCAGAGCAAATTACAGCTCGCGGCCCAGGCCCCAGAGCTTCATAACATGCACGAAGTTTTCCGTGATATGTATGAGGCGTTGGGCGTTACGGACGTTGATAGGCTGATGAAGTCTATTCCGGCGGAGATACCTGAGCCGTTGGATCCGGCGCAGGAAAACATCAACGCTTTGGATATGTTACCTTTGAAGGCGTTTGAGGGACAGAACCACCAGGCGCATATTACGGCGCATTTGGTGTTTGGCGCGAGCGGTATGGTTGCTCAGATGCCTATGGTTGCTACTTCTTTGCAGAAGCACGTTATGGAGCATGTACAGATCGCGGCCCGCGAACAGGCTAAGATGCAGTATATGCAGCAGGTTCAGCAAACGGGTCAGCCTGCCTCTGAAGATCAGATGATTCAGCTTGAGCAGCTTACGGCGCAATTTATTGCCGAGGGTATGCAGCAGGTTAAACAACTGTCTGGTCAGCTTTCTGGGGCCGGGGCTCCCGATCCAATTGTCCAGCTCAAGGAGCAGGAACTCCAGATCAAGGCTCAGTCCGAGCAAGCGGATGCTCAGTTGGATCAGGCCAAACTACAGTTGGAGCAGCAGGGTATGCAGATGCGTTCCAATCAGTTCCAGCAGCGGTTGGCTTCGCAAGAAAAACAGACACAGGCCCGTATTCAGTCCGCTATGGAGCGGGAATTATTGAAGCAACAATCAAGAGGCGGAGGTATGCCACAATGAAAAATCGTACAGTAAAAGTGAATGGTTCTGCACCAAAAGATTCCCCTAAAGCGGTTCAGTATGCCGATGTTAAAGGCCAGGGCCGTGTGCCGTATGGCAAGACGGCAGTACCGCCGATGGCTGGCGATATGCCTCGGAAAATGAAAATGCGTGGAGCGGGTGCCGCGATCAAAGGCACGAGCTACATGGGCTGCTAAAATGCCGTTAAAGCGTGGCAAAAGCGACGCTACGGTTAGCGCCAACATCAAGAAGCTTAAGTCTGAGGGCTATCCTCAGAAGCAGGCCGTGGCGATTGCTCTATCTAGTGCTGGTAAGTCTAAAAAGCGCAAGAAGGTCATGAAAGCTGCGGAAGGTGGTGTGGTTAAAGGTTTTAGTCCTATAGCCCGGCCGCAGCCTTTCAAAGGCGTGTTTTAGGTGCCTTTATGGAAGGGGCCGTTGATATACGCCTTATCGTCACCCACCGGTAGGGGGGTAAAATGGTAGCCAAGCTAAACGACACAACTCAAGTAGCACTACCCATACGCAATCTAGTTTCTTTGGTTGTTGGAGCAGCCTTAGCTACGTGGGCGTATTTTGGGGTTGTAGAGCGCTTGAATAAGCTCGAAACAAATATGCATTTGATGACTAGTGACTTGGAGCAAAACACAGAGTTTCGCATTAAATGGCCGCGTGGCGAGATGGGTAGCCTGCCTGCGGATAGCGAACAATTTATGCTTATAGAGCATCTGACGGGTGAGTTAGAGAAACTGACAAAAGAGATCGAGAGTGGTCAGGCTCCATTCGATCAACAGCAAAAGCTAACGCTGGATTTTTACGAGAAACGCATCGCTAACCTTGAAGCGCAGATGGAGAAGCTTAAGGATAGTCAGATGGAAATGTACCACAGGAATAACGGAGTTAAAGGAGGTGGACATTGATAACTGCTATGTCGTTCGTCCTTTTGCTCTTCTCTGGTGGTTCATTAGAAGGATTTAAGCACCACGAGAACTTATCGGATTGCCTTGCTGTTAAGCGAAAAATAAAAAGGTATAATGGGATGGCGCATGACTTCGAGAACCGATGGGTTTGTCAGCGCATGAAGGTTGAAATGGTGCAGGGTCCAGACGGAACGTGGAACATTAGGCGTTTGTTAGAGGGAGTAAAGAAATGACCGAAACTACCGATAATGTACCCGATAAAGCGGCTTACCAAGTTAACAGGCGTCGAATGTGCTGGGTCGCTCTAGGTATGATGATGGCCGTAGTTGTGTGCTTTCTCATTGATCCTGAGAAGTATGGCGGCGCAGAACTAGGTCCAATTTTTTACGGCCTCTCTGGACTTGTCGCTGTGTATTTCGGGGCCACTAGCTGGCAGCAAAAGAAATGATTTCTTTACTCGGAACCCTACTTGGCTTTGGTACGTCAATCGTCCCTGAGATCCTCGGTTACTTCAAACAGAAACAAGCTAATCAGCAAGAGTTGGCAATGCTTGAGGCAAAGGCTAAATATGCTGAGAAGTTATCTGAATTGAAACTGAAGGAGCTGGATGCCCAAGCGGATATTGCTGAAGCACAGTCGATATACCAACATGATAGCAATATTGATAGCGGTAGTTTTGTTAATGCTCTACGGGGTTCTGTTAGGCCTATCATTACTTATGCTTTCTTTATTCTGTTCGCGGCGATCAAAACGACGGCGTTGATAACAATGATGTCCAACGATGGCGTCGATCTAGCAGTTGCTTTAGTTGCGATATGGGACGATGAAACACAGGCTATATTCAGCGCTATTATCGCATTTTGGTTTGGTAATCGTGCCATGAGTAAGGCTAGAGCAAGGGTAGGTAAATAATGGCAAAACAATCTGTAGGAGCCGTATGGCGTCCAATTCCAGTTAGAAAGAGAACCTCTATTGGCCAGTCCTCGATGAGTCGCCCAAATAACAAACACAAGCGGCGTAATTGGAAGAAATACCGGGGCCAAGGTAAATGATGGAGCGTTTGCGTCAGCTTCTTGAGCATGATGAGGGCTGCGTATACGCCGTGTATTTAGACCATTTGTCTAAACCCTCATATGGGATAGGCCACCTTATTACTTCGGATGATCCTGAATATGGGTGGCCGGTTGGTGCGCCTGTATCAGAAGAACGTGTGCATGAAGTGTTTAAGAAAGACGTGCAGGTTGCGGTCAACGATGCGAAGTGGCTACACCCTGACCTAGACAGTATGCCAGAGGATGCACAGATCACTATCATCAGCTTGGCATTTCAATTAGGTCGAAGCCGATATCAGAAATTCCTCAAGCATCACGCAGCTATTGAGGCGGGTGACTGGAAGGAAGCAGCAGCACAATTGCGGGACAGTAAACTTTATAAGCAAACCACTAATAGAACTGAGCGTCACGCGGCTCGGCTTGAGGCTCTTGCTTACAGCTAAACACATAGGAACCGCAGGCGAGCATCTAACCTGTAGTGTTTTGTTTACCTTCGGTTGGAGCCCATCCATTGTTGACGCCGAAGGTATGGATATCATCGCTGTCAGAAACCAAGACATCGTTCGTATTCAAGTGAAGTCCACATTGAAAACAAATGATAAACACGGATATCAATGGCAGGTCAGCAAGAGCTTACCAAAAAAAGCACTGACCATTAACGATTGTGATATTGTCGCTTGCGTCGCCTTAGATATGCGTAAAATCGTGTTTTTCTCCATCGACATCATCAGCAAACAAATCACTCGACGTATGGCTCGATCTAAAATGATTGCTGACGACATCGAGCAAAGAACATGGGAAGAGGCGCTATCGTCTACTAACCTTCAACAGCCTTAAAACTAATGGTCGCTTGTCGGATTGTTCTGGCTAACTGAAATACAAGTAGAAGCGGATACAAGTACGGATTTAAACGGAGACTAAATTGAGACTCAATACA